CTATGTTTTTGGCGCCGTCCCATATCCCGGTAAAAAACCCGCCTATACTTCCAAAGATATTTTTTATGAAATCAATAGCAGCGCTTACTTTTTCGCATATCCAATCAAATGCTTTCCCCGCGGCTTCCTTAATCGCGTCCCAATGTTTTACTATAAGGCGCACAACCGCCATGATGACACCGGCAGGAAAGAATATAATTCCCACTATTACGTTAATTATGTTCAGCGCGTTTTTCTTTATGAAATCACCGACGCCTGAGAAAAATGATTTGATTTTGTCAAACACGCCGCCAATGCTTGTGCCAAAAGAGCCGAATATTTTTTTTACAAACTCAATAGCGTTTTGGAATTGGCCCTTAAAAAACCCTGTTACCCCGCTGAAAATACCCTTAATGCCGTCAAATATTCCGCTAAAGATTTTTCCCAGCTCCCCGAATTGGCTCTTTAATGCGTCAATGGCTCCTGACCATCCCCCGGTAAACAAACCAACAATTACTTTAATTACCGTTGCCATTGGCCAGAAAAGAAGCTTGGCGACATTCCATAAAACCTTGAAAGCGCCTACGACAATTTGAATGGCGCTTGTTATGGCGTTCATCAAAGTTTTGATTGCGAAAAGCATCGCGCCTTCAAGGATTCCAAGCACAACGCCCAGGACTTTTTTAACCGTTCCTAATATTTCCGTGAAGTTGATCGCGCCGTCCTTCCCTGCACCAAACGCCTCTTTTATCCTTTCAAAGCATTCCATAGCGTAGGCTTTTAAGTTGTCAAAATTTTTGATTACTGTATAAATCACCAACGCGATTCCGGCAATAATCCCGATTATTGGCAGGATGGCGCCGGATATTGAACCAAAAACGCCTGTCGCTTTTAACCCAAGATCGCCTAGTACCTTTGGCAAGTGTTTCCATGCCGTATGGATCAAGTTTCCAAATGAGAAAACAGTCTTTAACCCGCTTATAAGAGTAGGCGCAATGGCTATTCCCGCAATGATCTTTCCAAGGTTCTTCCAGCCGCCTACGAAGTTGACAACTTTAGTTAATGTATCTTTTACCCATGTGCCAAACTCTTTTATCTTTGCGATTATCTCCGGGAGCTTCGATACTGCCAGTTTGACAAACTCCCCAAACTTTTTTCCGATGCTTTCTATATCCGGGCCAAAGTCCAGTAGGGTATCGCCTAATATCTTAAACGCTTCTGTTAACGGGCCTATTGACGCGGATATGAATTGATTTTTAAGGCTTGAAAAAGAATCCTTTAAGTCATTCTGCGCGTTTTTATATTCCTTTATTTGCGCTATATGTTCCTGGGTATATGTAAAATACTTCTCGGATTTTTTCATTAATTCCGCAATGCCTTTGCTGCCCTGCTTCATGGCGACCAGCATTTCCGGGCCGGCTTGTTTCCCAAACAATGCCACAGCAGCCCTCGTTCTGGCCGCATCGTCTGGAAGTGAATTCATGTAATCCGATAGGCGCTCCATTGCCTGTTCCGGTTTCATTCCGGCAAGTTTTTCTGCGGACAAACCGACATCAGCAAGCTGTTTTGCCATAACTTTGTTTCCGGCCGCGCCTTGCTTTACGGTCAATGAGAATTTCTTCATTGCCGTGTCAAATGTTTCCGCGCTTACGCCTGAGCGATCCATTGCGTACTGAAGCTTCTGGTACGATTCCACGCCCATGCCGATTGTCGAGGCGGTTTTGCCTATCTGCGATCCTGTATCCGCAAATTGGTTGGCAAGCCCAATAGTCGCCGCAGTTATGGCCGTTACGCCGCCGACAACGCCGAGAGCCAATTTTGAAGCGTTGCCGGTGAAAGCCTTAAAATCCTTTCCGAGCTGTTTCCCTGCCTGATTAACTTTTTCTAACTCGTCTCTAACCGTCTTTAGGGCTGCTTTCGCGCCTTTGTCGTTGCCGGTTATTTCAAGCGCGAGGTCCCAAAAAGTTTTCTTGCTTGCCATTTAATTCCCCGGCTTTTTCTTATTTGCCTCTTTCAAAACGGTTTCGACCTCAGCGTTATATGCCAACAGTTCAGATATGGGCATATCTTCCAAGTCCGTTATTGAAGTACCAGTTACTACTGAAAGCCCTACGCAAATCTTTCTGATAAAAGCAGAAGGATCGGCATAGTCAAAAATTATGAAGTCGTAGTATCTTCTGCCAGCTTCAGCGGCTCCGGCACCTCTGCCGGTTTCGTAAAACCCATATTCTCTTTGAGCTGGCTGTCGTAATATTCTTGCGGGTCCTCTTTTGTAAGATACTTTTGGACTACTGTGCAGACTAATTCATAATCCTCAAAATTGAACTTTTCTATCGCTTTTAACGGGACATCGGAAATCATGGAAGCCAGCATTGATGTATACTCCAAACTTAACGGCCTCATTACTGCCGTTAAATTGCCGGAAGTATCGCGTTCGCATTTTTTTAGCATCCCGCCATTGACTTTCCCAAAATCCAAATCCAAAACCGATATATCCCTATCTTCCCATTTAAGAGGTACCGATAGTTTCACGCTTACAGTTTTCGTAAACATTTAACCCTCCGTTAATTTATACAAGGATGATATTCCTTGTTTCAGCCAGTAAATCCTTTCCGTTCACTTTGAAAATATATTTGAACGGATCCCATTCAAGAACCTCATCGCCGTCCAGCCAGTGGTGCGCGTAATAAACCTGCATGGTAAACTGCGCGTCGCCAGTTGCGGCCTGTTCTATCGAACCCGGATTCGCGGCGCTTATCGGGCCTTTTAGAACCCACCTGTTCGCAACTTTTTCAATTTCATGGTTGGCCATGTTATTGACGGCCATCTCGTTACGCAAATCCAAAGTCTTGGTCGTGCCAAGCTCCAGATATTTTGTAAGGGGGCCGTATATAATCGGGCAGCTTATTACTGCGGTCATTGCGCCCATGCTCCCAGGGGTAGGGACGTTTACCGCGCCGCCTACTCCCGCGCCTTTGAATTCCTCGGATGCCAATTCAAAATTGGGCAATTCGATGGATACCGCGCCTTTAAGCGATCTTCCCGATTCGCTGTCATACACCTCAAATACGGTGCTTTTTGTTGCTATTCCTTCACGCATTCCATGTCTCCTTAATCAAACAGACCATCAAGGTAGCTGGGGTCATAACTGAAATTGAATTCCAGTTCCTTAGCGGCGTTCGGCGGCGTCAAGAATACGCGGAAGAACATTTTCCCGCCCATGATGCTCTGGTTGTTATTATCTTGCCGCAGGAATTCAACACGGCCGCCGATAATAGCGCCCTTGCTTTGCAGGGTGTTCATGTATTCATTCCCCGTTAGCAGGATGGTATCAATCAGCAATCTCCGGGTTGGCCTGTCAACATTTTGCCACATCGTTCTGTTCGTTACGTTCTGGACGTAAATAAACATTCGTCTAACGCTACGTTCAAAATCCTTTATGTCAGTGTTGCCCGGAAATGCCGTTGTTTCAGTCCCCCAGCACCGCCAGCCGTCCATGCTCAGGAACGTACCGATCCCCTGCGAATTCAAAATATTTGCCTGCGTTACCGACAGCATGGGAATTGTGTTGCCGTCCTCGTCGCACATCTTTGTCATTGACAACAATTTGTTAGAAGCCTGCTCATACGGCAAGCCGCTATTGCGGTTGTCTACTTCGCCGTACATGCCGGCCAATCTGACGGACGGATAAAATACCTGATCGCCAATTGCGACGCACGGCCAATCGAGGAACGCATAAGGGCTTACAATGGAATTGTCATTTTTCCATTGCGCAATTTTGCGGTAGTCCTTATACTGCCCAGTGGTCGGCGCGTCTATGAGCGCGATACAGCTAAAGTTACCTTCAAGGTGTTCGGCCTTGCCCAAGAGAACTGCCGCGACTTCGGGTATCATGCTCCAGCCAGGGGCAAGCAGGAAGGCCAGGATTTTCCGGTGTAGCTGGAAAACCTGGTCTACCAATTCCACGCCCGTCCTGTTGTTATCAGCATCAACGCCCCCAATAATGTCATTTTTGGTTACGTTATCTGTCGTGGCCTGTTTGTAGGTAATGCTTAATACCGACGTTCCTGCGGGAATCGTGCCCTCGCTGTTGATTTTAACCAGCAGTTTGTCGTCATCGTATTTAAGGGTATAGTCATTTCCACGGACATAATCCGGCTTACCCGCATCAACATTGTGGACTTTAACCGTGCTTATCATTGCCATCGGATCGTCAATAGTTGCAATGCCGTTTACAACTGTGAGATCAGGCATGGCAACGTCTATCGCGTCTTTAAGCGGGTCCCAAACGTTAATCAGAACCAACGGAGCTACCAGATGAAGCTTAAATTGCGAATAGAGCATCATGGACAGAGTGAATTTCTTCCAGTACCTATAGTCCATGTATCCCATTTCTCTTACGCCTTCGGCGTAGTCTGTTACCAATGTCGGGTTATTAACCGCTATTGCCGGATCTTCCAAACGATGAATAGGGGCTATGCCTATCGCTACAGGCAACGCCGAATCTATGTCCGCTGGAACTTGTAATGGGGTAGGGGATTCAGAAATCTTTATCCCATGACCGTATGCCATAGTTTTTCCTCCTAACTATTAACAGGAAATTTTTCTTCACTTCCATTCCCAAATGATTCATTTGACCCTATGGGAACCTCGACAGCAGGAGGGGCGCCCTTCCATACTGTATCCATCGTTGCCGCGTAATATGGCGGCTCTTCGCTGATTGGCAGATCCCACCTTATAGGCGTTACGACCTGGTATCCGTTGAGGTATGTATTTGCCAATAAATCCTGTAAAACGCGCCAGAGCATTGCCGCTGGTATACGCCAGCCTTGATTGTCGGGGTCATCCCGATAACCAAAAAATAAAACCTGGACGTGCAATTCAGAACCGTTTATAGCATCTGAAAAACTATTGATAATTCCGCCGTTGCAAAAAATCAGAACATTTGGAAAGTCTTTTGTCATATCCCGCACTTCTGCTCCGCTGTCGGTAACAGGGAGATATTGTGCATGGACATGGGGCGTGTGGACTTCTTCATTGTCGCCGCCCGGGAATTGCTCAGCTTCTTGCCAAAAGGATTCAAGCAAAATTTGAAGCCGGTTGCGAAGCGCATCGATAAAACCCATGACGCTGCGGTCTATAAGCTTAGCCACTTGCGCCCCCCAATAAAAAATTAACGTTGTGCATTACGCGTTTCTGAAATGTTGAAAAGACTTTATCCCATACCATGTTATGCACTTGTTCGTTTCCCTTGAATAACCCTGTAACGGATGGGGCCGGCAACGAATTAATATGGATATGCTCTTGCGTTTCCATATCATAGCTTCCGCTAGCGGTATAATCCTTGCGCACTACTTCTTTTCCGAGTTTGTCTTTTTCGCGCTCGTATATGCCTATATGGCCGGTTTCCGGCATTTTGGCAACGAACGCGCCTTTGACAAGCGTGTACGGTTGGCCTCTGTATACCTCTGCTGTAGGGGCCGTCCTATACTTAGGCGCTGATGGCGTGAACGCATAATCGGATATCGGGCGCGCGGTGTCGCTGATTTTCATGCCGATTGCCATGTCCAATGCGCTTCCGTGCTTATATACCTTTATGCGTTTGCCTATTTCGGCAGCTTTTAGCGTGGTATCTTCGGCAAGGAGCTTTTTGGTTTCGGCCTTTCCGGTTTTTGCGGCTTCAAGAGCAGAACGGTTAATGGCTTCCCTGATTGCCGTCCTATTCCCGCGGCCAATCAATGGCTCTAATAGCGCGAGTATTTTATGGTAATCGCTACGATTCCAGTTAACCATTATTGGAATGGAATCCGGATTGCCGTTGGTGTGTACATTGCCTTCGCCTTTGAATCCGCTGTATCTGCTCATTGCCCGTTCCCTACTTTAATTTGCTCCTGCCAATACGAAATTCATAAACGCCCATGTTGGCCACAACAGGCGGCCTTACATAAAAATTCGCTCCGTCTTTTTTAATTAATGTGCCTGGATCTGGCGGACGGTTGTTCAAATCTTCTGCACGTATAAAAATCAATTCTTCGCCATCAGCTAATCTGGCGGCAAATACGTCCGTTTTTTTATCCAGGGCATCGCTGTCCAAAAGAATAGGAACAGGTTTGCCGTTTATGGTAACAACCTCAGCAAGCTCATCCGTATTAAAAAATACGTTGTCAACGTCCTCAGCTATTACGTCCTTTAAGCCCATGACTACCCTTGCTTTTGCGCTTCTTTGATCTTCTGTATCAGCTCCTCGGGCTTCATCGTATTGTCAGCTTGGATTTCCAGCTCAATCGCTTTGGCTACCAATTCATCAAGGCTCATTTTTTTCAATGGGTCTTTATCCTTCTTGACTGTGGGAGAGCCCGATTCGTCAACCTCAAGCTTCTTGATGAACTTCATATCGAGAAGGCGTTTCAATTCGTCTTCTTTAAGTTTCTCGACCGGCAAAATTGCTATTTTGTCGCCATTGTTCTGGTAAGTATTCCCGCCAATAACAACCTTCGTATTCTCAAAGGGAATGTATTTTACACTCATGCCTTTTTTCTCCTTATAGGGCCTGTAATACTGACCAGCTCTCGGTGTTTGCCGGAATTGGAACAGCTCTTGAAGTTACCAGCACCTCTTCGCGGGGCGGCCTGCGCTCCTTGAAAAACTGCTGTATATACCTACCGGCTACAGTTACCCACTCTTCGTTTTCATCCATATAGGTTACAGAGCCGTACCCCAGCTTGTTCTGCCGAGCTTCCTGGGTTTCAAATATCACCATGCCAGCAGGTAAATACCTCTGCCGGTGTCCTTTGGGGCCATACTCTGCCCTCTGCGTATAAAGCGGAACAAAAGGATCAGCCAACACGCCGACGCGAATAGCGGCGCCATATTTGGGAACAACTTTTTCAGGGGCAAAGAAGCCAAATTCATAACGCTGGTTGTCCAGCAATTTCATGAGCAGCTCGTCCTTATAAATGGTTGCCCAAGCTTCGGGGGACATAATAACTCCGTCTACCGCATGGCCAAGGTCAGCTAATTCATAGACTTTCCTTTTAATGGATTCGAGAATGTTAACCCCGACTTGTCCCCAGCAGTCGCCGCCAGTTAATACCTCAATATTGGGTATCATGTAATTGATTATCCGGTTAACGCCCAGGCCGATAACGTCAATGCGGCCGGTTGTTATAAATTTGGAAACCATCAATTCGATAAGGTTATCAATAGCATCCATGCAAAACTTGAGGTCGCCAGCATGAAGGTCAGCTCTCCTCTGCGTTTCTGTTTTGGGGGAGTAGATATTTTCTCCTGCCATGCGGTTTGCTATGTCCTTAGCGCCGATTATGCGCCGCTCTTGAATGATGGGTGTTTTAATCTCATCAGTACTGAACTTAGCCCGTTCTGTCGCTTCAACCGTATCCATTTCCCCAACAAACCGCGCCATCGGTGCGCCCTCAAGCACTTTGTCCCACTCGACGTTTTCCGTGGGGAAGTATTCATCACTGCCCCCCATAAAGTGATCGCGGAAAAATGTTGATTTGGGCCTGCTCGTTATGACAGGCGGCAACTGAGTCCGTGGATCATTCCTATTAATCATTTCTCCAGCCATTTACTTATCCCTCCCTAAAAGGTTTCCGGAGTAGGATTCATTGGGGCTATGTAAATTTCTTTATCCTCAGCCGCGTCCAGAATCGCTTCGGGGTCTATAGTGATACCCATCACTGTTTGAATTCTGTTTTGGTTAAACTCCCCGCCGAATGCAACCGGGCCTTTAGATTCGTCCGGATCGTCGGTGTCTACATCGAGTAGCAGGACTGCGCGTATTTTGTCGCCATCCTCATACTCCCTATATTCTGTCTCGCCGGAATCCCTTGTGAGCAGCGTCCCGCGCTTTACAATGCCGCTCCCCGTTATGGTTACGGGCCATACCTTTGACGGAATAAGCGTTCCGGATACCAGATCGTCAACTGTTGATAAATTGACATTAGGCGAAAATAAATTCTTCATTGTTCCTCCCATTACCTGTTATTAAGGCTTTCAAACACGCTGTCCGCGAATGAAGCTTGCTTGTCGTGATGCTGGGGCATAAGAAGGGTATTAACCCCGCTTGCCTCAACATCCCTATTAATTGCCTGCACATAAGGCGCGGCCTTAATGTTCGGGTTTTTTGCCAATGCCTTGAACACGTTCCGGCTCATTGTTAAAACCGATGCGCCGCTTTTTACTGCGGCTGCGATCATGTTTTCGACTCCGGGCGCTGCCAGTGCCATTTCCGCAAGGGCAATTACTCTTTCGCGCTCGGCCCGAACGCCCATCTGGTATGCGGCTTGCGCGTTTGTACCAACCGGAATAGCGGTAGGTTCCGCCGCCGCCAGCGGTTCGACATACTGCGTGGCACATTGGGGGCAAGTCAACATATAGCCTTGGGTTCCGGCAGAATCCGTTCCCGTTTGCGCCTGTGCCGTGTCAAAATTAAACGCGGCTCCGCAGGCTGGGCAAATCGATTGTGCTAATTCCGCTTTTGGCTTTGTCGGTGTTTTGGCCGCTGCTGGTGCAGAAGCAGGTGCTGGAGCAGACTGTCCAGGCGCTTGAGCTGGGGCTGCTGGCTTTGCAGGGGCAGAACCGTTTGTTCCCCCGTTATTTTCTCCGCTTCCAAGCGGAACCGCCTCTTTTGTTTGCTCGCCTTCTTTGCCGTCTACATTTGCGTCAGTATCCCATACAAAGGACTCGCCGCAATGCGGACAAGGAACCGTGAATATGGCCGCCTTGACATTTCCCGGCATAAGCCTTGCCAAGCTTGCGGTTGGCGCTGGCGCTGCCCCCGCTTCATTCCCTGGCTGCGTCTGAGAATTCTTTGCCCCGGGGAATATTTCCCCGGTTTCAGGATTCATTGCGACAGCCCCGCCACAGCTCGGGCATACCATTTCGACAAAAGTTATTTCAGCTTTTGGCTTTGCCGGTATACTGGCAGCCGGTTTTTCTTTCTTATTCCACCATGCCATAGGACTTCCTCCCCTCTTGCTATTTATGATTCCAGCAGTTTTATCACCTGCTTTGTCAAACATTGTTAAATCGACCCGACAGCCCCGGTAGTTATAAACGCCGGGGGAGAGCATGGCCACAGCTTCAAGCGGTAGTTTTGCTTCCGGTGTAAGAGCGTCAGCCAACCTGAATTCAATTGCTTCAGCCGCCGTCAGCCATGTCCCGAACCCGTCTACTCCGTCCATAAGCGCAGATACTTCTTCCCGCGTCCTTCCGCTTTTCTTCATATAAGCGGCCGTCATTGGTTCCTTAAATTTTATTAGCTCTTCCATCAGTATTTTTGCGGAATGCTCATTCACATAACCCGGATTGTTTAACGCGCAGTGGACGAACAGCATTGATGCTGGGGACATATAGACAAAATCACACCCGCAGATAATTACTGAACCGCCAGAAGCCGCGACTCCTTCAACATAACCAATTTTTTTCTCCGGGCGGCTCCGCAAAATATCGTATATACAGCATGAAGCGAACATATCACCGCCGCTTGAAAAAACATGAATTTCAATTTCGCTGACTGGCCCTAATGCCCCTAACTCAGCGGCAAAAGTGTTGGGGGTTATTTCATTGCCCCAAAACTGTTTCCTGTCTATATCGCCGTATAAATCGATGCGGCCGATGTTGCCCCCGCCCTGAGAGCGTATTTTTTTTATCTCGTAAAATTTAGGCATTCTGCGTTACTCCCTGTTCTGCGTTCTGCCCGGCGTTCTGTTCCGATGACTGGATGCCAGCCGTGCTTGTCATTCCGGTCGCCGCGGCATCAGATAAGCCGGCAGCCTTAGCCGCTTCTATTTCCCGTTTGCGAACTCTTAGGTTTTCCATAAAGTCCCCGCCGTTCAATTCCGATGTTGCCTGGCTTGCTGTCGCAAGCCCCAAAGAAATTGCTTTCTCCCATGCCTGTACTTCCTTGTAAATATCCATTTGCGGCAAACCCGGCCCATTCCATTTCACGCTTGTATATGCCCTTCGTATCAAAGGGTTCTCAAAGTATCCGGGGGCATTTAGCCAGCCCCTTGCTACGCATTCGTCTATTACGGCTTTGTATACAGGATTGCAAAAATCGTTGATTATTGTTGAACGCCTAACCCGCAAATCTCCCCTGGCCATATTCATTGCGCCCATGCTGGCGCTGTAGGATGCTTGGAATTTCTGCACCAGCATTTCGTATGGGATACCGGCAGGCGGCCCCATTTGCTGGATTACTGAATTTATAAAAGGCTCAAACGCGGTTGTCGGCCTTGAAGGATTGATGGCCTCTACTTTTTCGTTGGGCCTTAGGTATTGCACAAGTCCGCTGCCCAGGAATATATCGTCCCTGTTCATTGCCCTTTCTTGTAACTTGCTTGCCTTTTCTAATGGCTCTTCCCCATTTAGAACGTCAAGCCTTTCCGTAGTTACAGCCAATGTAAACATTGACTGAATATGAGCCGCAACTGCCTCAGACTTCATATAACGATCTAAAGTCAATGCAAGCTCGATTGTCGGGGCTATTATAGGAATTCCGCGCCGCTGTCCAGGCCTTATTGTCTCCATCAAATGAAGCACCATAGGCTGTCCTGTTTCAGATCCGTATGCCGGTATATAAATCCAGCGCGGCTGGCTTGCCATATTTGAGTGCCAGCTTCGCCTATACGTTGCGTTTTTGTTCGGCCCCGTATAAAACCAGTAGCCAACAACGTGGCCCCATTGGGATATTTCTACGCCGCCCAAAACATCGTTGCCCAGCATTTCATGCTCTATGCGTTTTTGCCCTTCCGGAGTGTCCACGCAATCAGCCTCGATTATCTGTATATTAAGAGTGAATGGGACGTTCCGGCGCTCAATGCGCGGCATGGTTACAAAGCAATCGCCGCTCTCAAGCTGCGCCCTAAAAGCCAGCCTAGTTAATTCATAAAAATTATCGCGGCGGTAACAGTCGCAATTTGGCGATTCCGCAAATGTTTCCCAAAACCGCAAGACCTGGTCTTTGAATTGTTTTATCTGAACTTCTGACAAGTTCAAGAATTCAGCGTCCGGTGTTGGTTCCGGCCGCAATCCGTCCCCAATGACATTTGTAGTGAGCGTCCGATAAAGACCGGCAATTATCGGCGCTTCCATTGACAACTGCCTTGAGCGTTGCCGGATAATCGACAGGTTTTGAATTATATCGGAATCGGGATCGGCCCCCTGCCAATTCCAACCCCTAAAGACCGGCTTGGTTAATGAAGCGGCAGCGTTTGAATATCCGGACGCAAGTATTCTGTTGACATGGGATTCGGGAATTGGTTTTCCGTGCTGGTCCAATAAAACGCTCAATCCATCCTCGCAGGCATAAAAAAAGCCCATTATAGCGACACCTGTCCCCAGGTAACGCTATAATGGGCGTCCGTTGTTCGGTCGGCCTAATATAACTTTATTTGATTATATGCGCATATTGCCTAAAAATGTCAAGCAATTTCTGAAAACTTTTTATCGTCATTCTGTTCTGTGGATTCCTTCTCAATCCTTAATTTATTATGGACATCAATATCCAAATAATTGGACCTCGCCCCAATCTGAATAGTTATACTCCCATAATCAATAGGCAACGCAGCGGCTTTTATTTGCTCAATCTGCTTTTCAGTAAATACCATTTCCCTCCCGCTCTATTTTTTTATCTATCTACCGGAATCACCCTTACAGTTCTGCCAGCCCCGCCGCCTTCAAGATCATCAATTAAATCATTTAGCTTATCCTTGCGTTTGTACAGGGTAGCTAAATCCGCTTTCTGAACGCTCCGGCTTCCGGTTTTGTATCCCTGGGCGCCAGACAATATTTGCTTAATCGCCTTGTTTACCTGTTCGAGTTCGGCCTTTGCTTCTTCAAGTTTTCTACTCATTTATTCTTAAAATACCACACTTTGATTTATTGTCAACTCCTTACAAAGTAAACTCGTTGTCCTTGGCCCTTTTATTGCTACCATCAAAATCCCTATCTTTTTTAAGATTCGCGTTCTGCGGCATATGCCGGGAAGCTGTTTTTTCTTTTTTCCCGGGCGCATTGGATTCTGCCCACGGCACTTTAAGGAATTCCCGCTCCAGCAATTGATCTTCATGCCTTGATAAAATATTCAAGGCGGCGCGCGCGTATACGCGGCAGTCAAGAGCCTCGTTTCTAGCTCCGGCCGCTTTATGCCACTCGTAAACCGTATGCCCTGTTTTTTTTTGTACAGCCACTTTTTTCTCTGCGGTCAACATTTCAAAGTATGAAGTATCATAGCCATTTACCGGAATATCGTCTTTGTCTTTTGGGAAATGGCA